GGTGTACGACAACTACGTTCCGACTCGCCGCGCGATTCTTTCAATGGCGCGCAAGAACTCCAAGTCAGCCACCATTGCGATCATCCTGCTGGCGTCGTTGATCGGCCCAGAGCGAATGATGAACGCCCAGATCATCGCGGGCGCGATGACGCGCGATCAGGCTGGCCTGATCTACAATCTGGCGCGGAAGATGCTAGGCCCGAACCCCGCGCTGCAAGTGCTGTTGCAATTCGCAGACTCGGCAAAGCGCATCCGTGCCACGAAGAACGGATCGGTGTTCAAGGCGATCAGTTCCGACGCGGCCAGCGCGCACGGCCTGTCGCCGCGCATCGTGATCCTCGACGAAGCGGGCCAGATCGTCGGCCCGGTGTCGCCGTTCGTTGAGGCGCTGAGTTCCGCGCAGGGTGCGTATGCCGACCCGATCATGATCGTGATCAGCACGCAATCTGCGAACGATGCCGATCTGCTCTCGACATGGATTGACGAGGCGAGGGAGTCGCAAGACCCGGCCACCGTCGTCCACCTGTACGCCGCCGACAAGGAAGCTGATCTGCTCGACGAAGAACAGTGGCGGCACGCGAACCCGGCGCTCGACCTGTTCCGTTCGCGCTCCGACCTGAGCGACCAACTGAACCGCGCGACCCGGATGCCAGCCACTGAGGCTGCTGCGAGGAACCTGTTGCTGAACCAGCGCATCACCACGCGCAAGCTGTTCGTTGCGCCGTCGCTGTGGAAAGAGTGCGGTGCGCCGATAGACCGCGACCTGTTCTACCGGGTGCCGGTGTCGCTGGGCATGGATTTGTCGATGCGGAACGACTTGACGGCGGCGGTGCTGTCGGCCAAGGACGAGCGTGGCGTCGTCCACCTGTGGCCGTTCGTGTTCTGCCCCGAGGACGGCATCCGTGAGAAGGAAATCCGCGACAAGGCACCGTACAGCGCGTGGGCGGCAGCGGGACACCTGATTCTGGTGCCGGGGCGCGTGGTGGACTACGAGTGGCTGGCGACGTTCTTGGCGCAGGCGACCGATGGGATGGTGCTTGAGTCGATCCAGTTCGACCGCTGGGGCATCGAAGCGTTCAAGCAAGCCTGCTCACGCTCGGATTGGGAGCCTGCCTGTGAGTGGGTGCCGGTCGGTCAGGGCTACAAGGACGCGACCCCGCGCATGGCGTCGTTCACGAACGCGCTGCTCGGAGGCAAGATCGCGCACGGTGGACACCCGCTGCTCGCCTACGCGGCATCGAACGCGATTGCGACGACCGATCCTGCTGGCGGCATGAAGCTGGACAAGGCGCAGTCGTCGGCGCGCATCGACCCGTTGGTGGCAGCGATCATGGCGGCGTACCCGAACCTCGACGGCCAGAAGTCGAGTACGTTCTCGGTGGAGGCGCTGATCGGGTGACGAACGACCGGCGCTATGGCTGGTATCCCGCCCTCGCGGCCTATGGCCTGAGCGTGGCGCAGCGCACGGCATGGTCGCGGCTGCGGGCGCAGTTCGCGGCCAAGGTGACGCGGTGCGTGTTCTGCGGCGTCCAGTTCTCGGCAACGGTGCGCTGCAACGTCGATCACCGGGTTCCGCACAGGGGGAACGTGGCGCTGCTTATGGACGAGCGCAATCTCCAAGCCCTGTGCGGCACGTGCCACTCTGGGACGAAGCGGCGCATGGAAAACGGGACGGCTAGGCGGGCGACCGGGCTGGATGGGTATCCCGTTGACGACGGGTTCCCGAAGGCGTAGATTGCTGGAAACCTGCGACCGGAAGGAACGGCCAGCATGGACTCCAAGACGATCACGAAGAAGGCATCCGGCCAGCGCATCGCGGGCCAGATGTTCACCCTGTCCACCGAACACCCTGATCGCGTCGGTGACGTAATCAAGGCTGACGGCTGGGACTTGGCCTCGTTCCGCAAGAACCCCATCGCGCTGTACCAGCACAACCACGACGCGCCCGTTGGCGTGTGGAAGGATGTGCGCGTCGAGCAGAACGCGCTCGTCGGCACTCTGGAACTGGCTGCGGCTGGCACCAGCGCCCTGATCGACACCGTGCGCTCGCTGGTGACTCAGGGCATCATCAAGGCCGTCAGCGTCGGGTTCCGCGCGCTTGACTCCAAGCCGGTTGCGCCGGGGAGCTACGCCCGCGTGTTCCACAAGGCCGAACTCCTTGAAGTGTCGCTGGTGAGCGTTCCCGCGAACCCGCACGCCGTAGCGATTGCCAAATCGTTCGGCATGACCGACGATCAGATCAGCCACGTTTTCGCCGCCCCGTCCGAAGGCGGCACGCTCCGCAGCGGCAACTCTGCCGAAGTCATCCACCGCGCCAAGCTGGCAATCATCGCCGCGAAGCGTTCAGCCCTACCCCGTTGAAGGAACGATCATGAAAACCCTTTCCGAACGTATCATCGAATCCGAAGCCGCACTGGTGCAGACGAAAGATCGTCTGGTCGCCGCGACGAAGGCGCTGGAAGCCGCCCCGGACGAGGACTCCCTGCTGCACGAAGTCGAGCAGATCACCGTCGAAGTGAACAAGGCCACCGCCTCCATCGACGCGCTCAAGAAGGCCGAGTCGGCGCTTGCCAGTCGCGCCGCCCCGAACCAGCAGACCGTGGACGATCGTACCGGCGCGCCCGCCGTGATCCAGCAGCGTTCGAAGTCCGGTCAGGCCGACGACATCATCTGGAAGATGGGCGTCGCCTCCGTGGTCGCCTACGCCCAGCGCAAGTCGGTGGCCGAAGTCATGGCCGAGCGTTACCCGAACGACAGGGCGCTTCCCGCCGTGTTCGATCACGTGCAGAAGGCGGCGGTCAACCCGGCCACCACCTACGTCCCGTCGTGGGCCGGTGAACTGACCGACGAAGGCATCTGGGGCTTCCTCGACGCCCTGAGCGAAACCAGCGTCGGTGCCGCGCTCTCCGCGCGTTCGCTGCGTCTGTCGTTCGGCGGCTACAACAGCCTGCGTGTGCCGCGCCGCAACGCGAACCTCGCCAACCCGACCGAACCCGCGTGGGTCGGTGAAGGCGGCGCGATCCCGCTGACGCAGTTCAGCTTCGGATCGGAAACGATCAACCGCTACAAGCTGGCGGCGATCACCACCATGACCAAGGAAATCGCGGAGCGTTCGAACCCGCAGATCGAAGGCATCCTGCGCGGTGCGCTGCGTGACGCCTACGCGATCGTGCTGGACAACGCGCTGCTGTCGCCCGCTGGTGCGGTGAACGGCATCCGTCCCGCTGGCCTGCTGAACGGCGTGGCGGCGCTCCCGGCCACTCCGGGCGGCGGCGAGGATGCGGTGCGCGGTGACATCTTGGCGCTGCTGGAAGCCCTCATGGCCGCGCGTACTGCGCTGTCCCCGGTGCTGATCATGAACACGCTGGATCGCCTGCGTATCTCCATGATCACTTCGGCGTTCTCGGAAACCGTGTTCGCCGCCGAACTCGCGGCTGGCACCCTGCTGGGCATCCCGGTGATCCACTCGGCGCACGTGCCGCGTGGTCGCGTGATCATGGTGGACTCGTCCGTGTTCGCGGCTGCGTTCGACATGCCGATGTTCGACGTCAGCGACGTTGCGACCGTCGTGGAAGCTGACGCTGGCGCTGGCGCGCCGACCCACGCGAACACGCTGGCTGGTGCGCTCGGCACCGCTGGTCAGGTTCCGCAGGGCGGCGGCATCGACGTTTCCGGTCAGCCCACTGGCGCGGCCTCGGCTGGCTACACGACCCGTTCGCTGTGGCAGACCTACAGCTTGGGTATCCGCATGGTTGCCCCGACGTCGTGGGCGGGCCTGCGCGCCCCGTTCGTGGCGTGGATCGACGGCGTGACTTGGTAATTCGGTCGGGTGTACCCGGCGCTAGGGGCCATGCCCTAGCGCCGGGGTTTTTCGGAGGACACCATCATGCAGTTCGCAATCCAGTTCACCCAAGGCGTTCGCCGCCCTCGCCGCATCACCCGCGCGCAGTTCGACGCGGCTGTGGCAGGCACTCTCGCCGGTTTCACGCTCCTTCGCCTCGTCAACTCAAGGATGATTTTCATCCAAGGTGACGGCCCGATTCCAGATGCCGGAGGCCCGCCCTCCCCGCTGATCGCAACCATCGACCCGGCTGAAAACCCGCCTTGGGAAGCGACGTCGCTGGGGCAGATCATGCCCTTCCAGATTGCTGCGCGCGGCGG